AGTTCGGCGGCCTGCGACGCCACGCTGGTGTGCGTGGTGATCGTGGGGCGGACGAACGTCTTTTGGGCTCCGCCGTCCGGGTAGGCGCGAGCGCCGAGACGGTTGACGACGGGGCGCACGAAGTTGATGTTCTGAACGAGCGGCCCGAGCACCGGCACCGGCAACAGACCGGGCGTGTCGGTGGTGATGACGTCACCAGCGGCGGCCTCGTAGGTGCTCTGGTTCTCCTTGCGCCACTCGACGACGGCCGAGTTGATCTTGGCGAAGGTTTCGCCTCCGCGGTGGTAGGCGGCCATCCATTCGCCGGCCGAGGGGAGGCGCGGTGCCTTCTTCGGCTGTGCGAACACGATGGGTGCGGTGGGCGCGGCCTCGGGGCCGGCGGCTTCGACTTCGGACACTTCAGTCTCCTCGTTAGGAATTGGGTCGTTTTCGGTGTCGGGAGTCGTGCCCGCGGTGGCGGCCACATCGGTGATAGTAGCACCGCTGAAAGCCGGGATGGGCACTAACGACAATTCCATCCAGTCGGCGGCCGTGATGACGACGGTGCCGTCCTCCATGGTGTACGAGTCGATGACGTTGACGCCGACGGACACCGAGTCAAGCACGCCTTCCTTGGCGAGCTGAAGCGCCTCGTCGCCAGCCGCGGTGGCGGCGATCTTGGCGGTGAACAGCATGCCGGAACCGTCGGCCGCTTCCTGGCGGTCGGTGACCAGACCGACCGGCTGGGATGCGTCGTGGTACATGAACAGTTTCGGGGCTTTGCCGTCGACGGGCAGGGAGCCGGGGGCGAACATGACGTTCTCGCCTCCGGACACGGTGGCGGTCACCTGGTAGGGCGCGGCCAGTCCGCGGATCTCGCGGCGCGGTGCGTCGCCGGCCGCGGCCTCGACGTCGAGGGCGAACCCTGCTGACAGTTGGATCTTCACGACATCTCCTCCTCGGGGATGGGTTGGGTGTCGGGTGTCTGGTTGGTTTCGGGCATCTCGTTCATGGCGTCCTCGACGACGCCTTCAAGGTAGTCGTCGATGTCGAACTTGACGTAGGTGCCGCGCGGGAGCACGTTGTTCATGCTCAACGTCTGCGACACACAGTCCAGGTATTGGCGGGCACCGAACAGATACAGATCCTCACGAGCTCCACGCGACGTCGTGTATTGGTAGGAGCCGATGTTGACGCCGGCGAGGTAGAACGGGATGTTCGTCAGGCGGCACAGTTCTTTGGCTTGGAATTCGGCGGACTCGATCATCAGCATGTTGTCGGGAAGCGCCTTGGTTTCGGTGTAGTCGAGGAACTCGTTGAGGGCGGCTGTCTGGTTGGACATGCGGGCGTTGTTGAATGCCGCGGCGAGATCTGCGAGCTCTTGTGCCGACAGCGGTTCGCCGCCGGTCTGTTTCAGGACGCCGGACGGCATGGCCGACTGGGCGTTCCGGTAGCGGGACTCCTCCAGGCGGAGCGCGGTCGCGACGGCCTGCTCGGACATGTAGATAATGCCCTGTACCGGCGAGATGAACTGGACGAGATCCTCGGGCGGGATCATGCCGCCCTGAAAATACACCTCGGACGACGGCGCGAACCACACCGGGCCGGATTGATCCTGGGTGGTGACGGTGCCGGCCGGGAGCCGTGTGAACGATGCCGGGAAGCCGTCGGCGGTGCGGGAGGTGATGTACCAGAATGCGCGACCGAAGAAGAACAGGTCGTCGAGTGTCCACGACATGAGTGTCGCGTACGGCACCGATGGGTCGGGTTGGCGGAGCCAGGCGCGGGGAGCGAGGTCGATCTCCTCCATCTCCTTCGTCTCGTCGTTCCATTTTTCGGCGTACATACACAGGTACGTCGAGCCGATGACGGAGGCGAGCAGGTCGCGGGCGCGTGAGATCGTCGGGACGGACATGGCGCGGTTGCGGGCTTCGCCTTCGTAGTACGTGTAGTACGCGCCGACGAAGTTGATGCCGTTCGCCTGGCTGGTGTATCCGCCGTACGTGCCGTACCCGTCACGCGAACCCGATCCGGCGGCGGCCGCCTTGATCGACGGTTCCGGTGCCGGCGAGATCGCCGCCTTGTTGACTCCTCGGTTGAAGATGCCCATGGTGCTCCTGAGATCGGTGGTGCCGTCCGTCCCGACAACGGACGGAACCAACTACGGAGCGTAGTGCTATCCGGAGACTGCTATCAGGGGCTTGGCACGATTTACCGGACGTGACGCCAACGCGGTGGCCCAGATCATGGCGCGGCAGGCTTCGATCGGCCCTGGTGACTTCTGCGTCGACACGACCACACCTTCACCGGTCTTGGACAGGACGGCGCGGTTCACGTGCTCGTTCAGCACGTGCTGGTCACGGTGCCGGATCTTCCGTTCGAGGATCATGGCGCGGATCGTCGTGGTGTATTTGAGGATCTCTTTGTAGCCGGCGATCTGGGTGCGGTGGCGGAGCGGGACGGGCACGTGGATCTCCAAGTTCGGTGGCACGACCAGCGTCATCCTCCCGTCGGCCATGAGCTCTGCGATCCGGTCGAAACACTCCTCCTCCGTCGAGGCCGTGAACGCGACCTCAACGCGCACCACGCCGGCGTCAGCCACCGCGCGGACACCGAAGTAGCGTGAGTCGTCCAAGCTCGTCTCCACGGCCAGGAAGCCGCCGGCTGGGAGCGGTGTGGGGTCTGCCAGGTGCGCCCAGGCGTCCGCCGGGAGCCATGCGCCGCGGGCCGTCACCCACAGGTTCAGGTGGGCGCGTAGGAATGAGTCTTTCTTGGAGGCGGCGCGTAGGGCGTCGATCGTGATCGTGGTGCCCAGCGACGGGTTCGCAAACCCCCACAGCTGCTCGTCACGCACATCGGAGCCCGGCGGCAACGACCATTCCGCCATGTACGTCAAACCGGTCACGCCGGCGTCAATGTCTGCCAGGCATCCCTCGCGCATACCCATCAGGAACTTTGAGCCCTCGTCGCCGGCTGTCGACCACACCGAGAGCAACGGCATCGGACGGGCGATCTGTGCCGGCCTGAGCGCCTCGTCGAGCACCTCGGGCGCAATGTCGAACGCCTCGTCGACGACGACCAGATCGTACGAGCCGCCGTGGAGGTGACGGCTGGCGGCGCGCACTTCCCACACGGAGCCGTCGGCCATAAGCACCGCTTTCTGGCCGTTGGCGTACCGCGCTTTGCCGTCAAACCAGTTCTCGAGATGCGGGGCGAGCTGAGTGTGGATCGCCTCGGCGCGATCAAGTCGGTTGGCGATCGACAGCACGTTCTGCGGCCGGCCGGTGATGACAGGCATCTCGGTAAGCCACCAGCCGACCAGCGCCTGGAGCGCGATCGACTTTCCGTTCTGACGGGCCGTCGAGACCAGCGACTCGCGGAACATCAGCCGGCCATCCGCGCCGGTCGACAACTGACCAGCCAGGGCACGCACCTGCCACGGCATCAGCTCGACGCCCATCACCCTCTGCGCCCAGGAAGCCACCCGGTGCCCGAACTCGTCGCTACCCAGACCGGCCGTTTCCAGTCTCGGCAACTCCCGACCGGTCGGCACCGATCCCGACCGGTTCCCGCCAGTCCGCGCCAGTTCCGGCTGGTTCTCGGGGAAATCGGAAAAGATGGCGCTCGGGGTGTCGGTTATCGCTTGAAAAAAGCCTTCGGGCCTTGATGCGCGTCGTCGTGCGGCGGCGGCGGCTTGGTCGCGTTGTCCTCGACGGTAGTTGCAGGAGCCGTGAGCAGGCTGGAGGTTGTCGAGCTCGTCGCCTCCTCCGTGCATCTTTGGGATGATGTGGTCGGCCGTGTCAGCACCAGGGCCACCGCAGAGGGCGCAGTCGGGGGAGCCGGCGAGGAGGATCGCTCGGTTCTTTTTGTATTTGGCGGTGTAGTCACTCATGGTCGAACAGGGTCGGTGGTTGTTCGGTTGGGTCAAACTGGAGGTATTGGTGGCCGGCGTAGAAGGTTCGTAGGCGGTGGCAGTTGGCGCATACGAGGTCACATTTGGCTAGTTCTTTGATGGTTGCGTCGATGCCGTTTCTGGCTTCGCTGAGTGCGAATAGTTTGTCGTTTGGGTTGCGGTGGTCGAAGTCGAAGCAGACGTAGTTGTGGTCGTCGCATACGAGTCCGCAGTCCAGGCATTGTCCGCGTCGCAGTTTTTCGGCTTTGACGATTTCTCTTGGGCGGTTGCGGTATCGGTTACACGCCAAGGCCGTCTCCTCCGCAGTCGTCGCAGGGCCTGACGTCGAGGGGGTACATGGTGATCATCTTGCCTGTTCCTCCACAGGCTCGGCAGAGCTGGTACTCGACACGTGAGTTACTAGTGATTCTCTTGGAGTCTTTGTTAGATAGTTCTTGTATAGGAGGCTGGTTTTCCGAAGTCGGAAAACCTGCTTTCGGTGGCTTACTTTTCCCCATCGTTATCCCCATCGTTGTCTACAGGTTGCGCACAGTCGTGAATGGTTGAGATGGTGCGCCATCTCCCGTCGCTCGACTGGGTGCGTGTCACGGTTAGGTAGCCGGCGTCGCGTAGTTCGCGTAGCCCGGACATGACGGATTGGCGTCCGTCTGGGGCGTGGCGGGTTAGAAGCTCGGCGGTGAACTTGAAGTTGTCGGGCATGGACAGGATGTAGGCGAGCAGGCCTCGAGCCTTGTAGGACAGCCTGTGGTCACGTAGGACGTGGTTGTGGAGGACGGTGAAGTTGCCTTCTGGGCGTGGTGCGCGTCGGATCATCGGCCGATCCCCCATCGGTCACATAACCGGTCGGTAATGATTGCTACAGCACTGGACAATGCGCCGATCGCAAACGGGATTAGAAGTTTCATCCGAAGTCCTCCAGGGTGACGATCTGGCCGGCGCGGAACATCATGTGGCCGCGCCGCTCGGCACCGTCCCAGACGGTCACGTACCGGGCTCGGCTTTCGTGCTGGCGGAGCTGGGCGATGACGGCCATGCGGTCGGACGTGACGCCGTACACCACGGCATCGAACTCACGCCATGAGGGCAGCCACACTTGGTACGTGTTCATGGGATGCGCACGACCTTTATGCCCTCGATCTTGATGCCGCCCGGTGTCATGTACCAGAGGCGGCCGTCAGCGTCATACATCCAGAACAGCACTTGGGACTCAACGATCTGGCCGTCGAGGTGGACACGCACCGTGAGCGGTGTCGGGAATGCTCTCCATGTCATCGGGTTCTCCTTGCTAGTCGGGACTGTGCTTCGGGAAGATCCGCAGGACGCCACAGGTAATACTCGGCACCAGCGGACTCAAGATGGTTGCGCCAAGCCTTCTGGCCGGCGCTCAACCGGCCGATGGCCGACTTCACCTCAATGAAGATCAAACTGTCGCCGTTGGTGGCGACAAGATCGGGGAAGCCGGCGTCGCCCACTAGGGGTGTCATCCAGCGGCCGCGCACCTGTGCTGGGCGGAAGTGCGTGTATTTCCAGCCATATAGGCGCAGCAGGTGCTCCAGTTGGGACTGGAACGCTGACTCTGAGATGCGGACGCTAGTCATTGTGCGTGTTCCATGATGAGGCGGCCGACGACTTCGGCTACTTGGGGGACGACGGCGTTTCCGAGTCCTTTAAGTCTGTCCACCCGAGAGGGAACCCCATGAGCCACTCGACCCACGTCGGGTTC